ATGCCTCTCGAAGTGTATATTTATAGACCGGGCGTTACCTGGGTCAAATGACATTATGCGTTGTACACAATTTTAAAAAATATCATTGTAATACAGAATGGCAACGTGCAATCTTTCCGTGAGAAAACTCGACTCTCTTGTCATAGCTGGCGGAGGTGCGAAAAGTATGGCGGGTCTAGGGGCGATACACATCCTCCGGAAAAACGGTCATCTGAAGGAATTGAAAACTGTAGCAGGAACCTCTGCGGGAGCGATTGTAGCTACCGGTGTGGCTTTGAACAGAAACTGCGTTGAAATGTGCAAAGCATTCGCTAACGAAACATATGTGCCGTCTATTGACATTGGTAATTTCTCTAACGCGTTCGGGATTGACACCGGTGCTCATCTGTACAGATGGATCGACATTGTGCTCGGGGATAGGTCGCACACGTTCAAGAGCATCTACGACGAAACTGGTGTGACGTTGATCATTTGTGCGACGAACATGTCAACATTGTCCGCGAAGTATTTCTCTCCTACAGAAACCCCCGATTTCGACGTGAAAACAGCTATTCGTATGAGTTGCAGCCTTCCGATCTTTTTCTCTGCCGTTCGCCACGAGGGAGAAGTCTATGTAGACGGCGCTCTGACGGATGCGTTTCCAATTGATTATGTAAATAATATGGAAACCACACATAACACGCTTGGGATTAGATACGATTCTGCGGAATATAGTGCTAACAGAGACATAAACAGCATTGACAAATTTTTCACAAGCTTAATTTCAATATCTACGCGCGACAGGTATTCACCAGACTCTAACGTGCTATCAATAGATGTTGGAAAAATAACCGTGTTAGATTTCAAAAATCCTAAAGTATTGAAGAAAGCGTTTAATGTGGGTGCTTCTAGAATGTCACAATTGTTGAAAAAAATAGAATAAATCAAAGATCACTACCGAAAAGGTCGCCGTCATCGCCAGAGTAGCCGTCGATAAGAGGCACGGATGTGAGTGAATTGATAGACGCCGCCGTCGGAGGTGGAGCGGACGTCGGCGGCACCATTTGACCCGATGTCAACGCATCGACGTTATTGAGCTGGTTCATGATTCCAGATGACGAGTTACGATTAGTGTCCCAGGCGCCGTAGGGGTCCATCGTTGCGTCCACAGCACTGGGGGCGAACGACACTCTGTTGGTGGTTTGAGGCGCTCCGGATCTTTTGAGGATACCCTTGGGCAAGTTCAACTTCGTGACTACGTTCTTCTTCCGGCCCGCTGGTGCTGTGTATTCCACTTTCTGTTCCTTATCCGCGTTCATGAATTTGATAATCATGAAACCGAGTGCGATTATGACGATACCTACCAAAATCCTGATTGCAACATTTTCGAACATGATACACTTATATGTAATCATAAAATATTATTTTTTAAAATTTAATACAAATCATCGGAAATTTCACACGACATGATGACTTCTCGTTGGTCGGAGTCGTCATACTCTCTCACGTATGGTTCGCGTTCCACGTCGTAGAGACATTCCACAATGTCGTCGGTGATGCTTGCTTTCTCGACAATAGAAACGTGCGTCTTCTTCCTCTCCATGAGTTCGGTATAAAACTCAAGTAAGATATTCCTGCGAGCTTCGAACCACCGACCGTCTCTTTCCACGACCACAATATCGATGAACGGTTTACCATCGTCGTTCATAAAACCTGGTTTGTATTGAATAAAGTAGCAGAAATCGACATTGCACACTTCCATTTGAACTTGAATTTGAGGATAATAGTGATGAGGGACCTCTCCGGGAATGATCTTCCTCCTGAGAGGACATTTTATTTCAACACAATACCCTCGTGCGGTAATTCCATCTGGCGATGCTGCCAACCACGGATAATCATCGTGCACTATCAAACCGAAATCGAACATTCGTTCTCCGAGAATGCTCATGGCCATCTCAGCCGCCTCCGTCTCGTACTTCACTCCATGTTCGAGAGCCATGCCAACTACCGGGACCACATTCAGCTTCTTCATGAGCAAGTCTTCGCGAGGGCAACCTTTGAATCCTGCAAACGGTTTGATGCCGAGAGCAGAAGATGATTCCGAAGCGGTCATGAGAGTCTTACGCACTTCATACCACTCCGGAGTTCTTTGAGCATATTGAGGTTTCTTGAATAAATCCACAACACGCGGATGGAGTGTGGAAATATTGACATCGGCGGGGATCGGAACGACCGACATTTTTTACATTTCAATATGTAGCTTATCATTAAGTAATTATGTCTGACGATATGATATCCTTCGTATCGACAAAACATATTTTCACCGTGGCAAAAGTTCAAGAAAATAATACTTATAAATAACAAATGAATTCTATCATTTCTTTCCCTGGAAAAATTGCCAACATAGGGAGCGAGATCGACTATCATGGGAATGCAGTCACACAGGAAATACGTGTGATGCATGGTATCATAGACAGACATGGAAAAGGAATAGAAAACGAGATGAAAATGATGCATGGGATAATCGACAGTCATGGAAAAGGGATAGAAAACGAGATGCAACTCATGCGCGAGTCTTTTGAGAACGAAATGAGAAACATGCAAAAGAAGACCAAGCAAATTTGCATCACCGTTTTAGCAGTGAACGTGCTTACTAGAATTTTCCTGCGGTAAAGTCGAGGAGGTCCTCTCCAAAGATATCTGCAATATCTGATTTTTCGATGATCTGTTTGCTTGCGGCGTTCCTGGGATTCTTCTTTTTCTCTTGCTTTCTGATCACGAGAAATGCAATCATCATAAACATCAACAGCAGTAAGAATTTCCACATATACTTAGATCCAATATTTTTTTGAATAGAAACATCAGGAAATGACGTGTCATACATGGATCAAACGACTCCAGATGGTGTTACCTGGGTCAAATGACATTTGCCAAATATCTATATAAGGAAACCCGAGATGCTCCAAATGTATAATTAATTAACATTCACAATGTCTTCTCCTACTTACTACAACGAGTACGACTCCGAGACCGAGTACTTTGATATCGACCAAGATACATACGAGGAGCAGGATCCTTATATGACTTACGACGAAGAGATGGCGGCATTCGAGGATTCCGATAATATCTTTGAGGACGAATATACTGATGATTCTTACAATAATTAAGTTTGCGTTTATTTTCGAAATAAAAATAACCATGTAAATATATACGAGATGCAATTCGTTGAGCAGATCCAGGAATTTATCAGTTCAGTGCCCAAGCCAGTGATATTCGCAGTGGTTCTCCTCGTCCTGGTCGGCGGGTTTTTCCTCTGGAAGAAGATGTCCAAGGACAATGAGACCGAAGTAGAAAAAGGTGCCCTGGCGTCTAGCGTGTATGCCCAGAATGTGGCCCGCGATCTGGACAACGAGCGGGAGCCGATGCTGTCTGCTGCCTCCACGGACTTTGTGAAGGAGGTTGCGACTGGTCTTCAGGATCTAGAGAAGAGTGCCAAGGACGTCGTTGGTGCAGTCGCCCCCGATGAGGATGATGGCGACAGCGACTTCGATGATTTTGAGTGATTTATTACATAATACATCTTAGTTTCGAATTATATTATCATAACTTTCGAGATTACACTATGTAACTGAATTTACTTTCACATGACAATATGGAGCAACTGCAGCATGCACATGTGCTTTCATACAATTCGTAAAAGTTATTCTCAGTCGGCAAGAAATCGTTAATCATTTCATACTCATATACAACAGCGTTTCCATCGTGTGCGAACCATATGTCCGTAGCGTCGTTATAATATCTTTTATTGGCATGGTAATAGTTTTTCATGATAAATGGAACGATATCATCCGTTGTTTCTCGTTCCTTAGCACATTCGCCACAGCATGACCCATGTTCCTCGTGATGATGGTGGTCGCCTCGTTGACATTCGTCGCAACACGGAGTCATTGCATTGAACAAATCGTCCGCCGAGAAATCATCGGAGCTTTGGAATGTTTTCAGCATAGTGCAAAAAACGTTCCATTTATATTGATCAACTATTGTTCCAGACTGGAGAGTTTCTACTGCAACCTTGCGTATCTCAAACAATGAAGTCATTTTTATTACACTCATAAGATTATATAAATTGTTTGAGTTGTCGATATCAGTCATCGTCAATGAACATGGACCCGAGTTGCTCTTCTATCTTAGGAGCAGGAGGTTCGTCTTTCCCTCCCATGTTAAATCCTATTTTTCTGTAAAATGTCTTTCTCTTCGCAACCTGCCCCAAGAACAAACTGTACTGATCAACTACGTCAACAATCACGGGGTCGTTACCACTGCCGCCACGTAGGATACGACCGCAAGCTTGGATGACATCGCTCGACGGAGTAGACAGGATCAGCCCTGAAAGCCGCGGATTATCGTAACCTTCAGAAGCCAGGTGATACGTCGCACATATAACCTGAGCATCTGGCTCCGACCGATCTCCACCGAGATACGTTGCCGCATCTATCCCGAGAGACACTAGGATTTCTTTGATTTCTACGGCATGCTGGCGGCGATGGCTTAGGACCAACACATACCTACCGGTGTCCGCGATTTTCTTAGTTTCTTCCGCGATGAAAAGAGTTCTGTCGCGAATTTCGCAGATCTTTGTTATGAGCGATGTGTAGCAAATATCCCCCCGTTTGTTGACGGGAGGGGGCTTCTTGAATTCCGCGTGGGTGAACGGGATTATTTTAACAAACACGTTTTTCTGTTGAGTCCTGCGAACTTCAAACGCAGTGGGACCCATAAACCA